TCATAGTGTTCCTCCGGAAATGGACGTAGGGTGCGGCTGCGCCCTGCTGGTCGTGGACTGCAGTTGAAATCGACGAGACCGCTCCAGGCGCAGCTCGTCGCGATAGCGCTCATCGGCATAAGGCGACTGGATCCGGCGGAGCAGTTCCTCCTCGGGCATGGCAGCGATCTCCGCCGCCCGATCGGCAAGGAAGTCCAAATGGCTTTTCGCCACGACCGCGCCGCCGACCATGAGATAGCGGCCGCGCAGGAAGTCGTGCAGCACGCTATGCAAATAGCCGGGGTCCAGCGGAAACCGGACCCGATAGTAATAGGCCAAGAAGGCTAGGCGCTCGCGGTCTGGCAGCAGCCTGAGGTGACGACGGAGGTCGATCCATTTCTTCGCCCGCTCGCTGCGTTCTCTTGCCTCGGCCGCGCCCCAGCGGTCGGCGCGATCGGCCATGATTGCATCCACGTCATGATTCTGGGATTCAGCGATCAGTTCCGCGAACAGCGGAAGCTTCTCCTGCTCCCGGCGGTTCTTGATCGGGATGAAACTCCGTTTGCGGGCCGTGTCCCTGAACGGATAGCGCGGGCGCTTGTTGAACTTCATCGGGCGCCCCTCCCGACCAACGCAGCGCAAACCACCCCGCCATCCGTGAAATCAGAACCGGATGGCGGGGCGACCTTCGGCGGCTTCGCAGCAACGGGCACCGCCTTGGGCTGAAGACTGCTATCTGTCGCTCTCATGCCATATAGCTTCCGAACGGCGACTGATGTTTGCAGCCGATATCGCCTCGGGTCGCGCAGCGAGGGCATGGTTCGTTGGAGGACGCGAAACGCGGCCCTGTACCGGATATCGGCGCCGGCACGTCGCGATCGACGGCGAGCACGGTCTTTCCAGACACGGCGCGCGCCTCGATGCGCCGGCGGCCCTTTGCGATCGCCTCCGCGCAGACTTCAGCCAAGAGCGAGGACACGCTCATTGGATGGTCCTGACATAGTCGGTCAGGACATCGCGCGCGATCGCGAACGGGCTTTTCGGATTGGCCGCGGCTTCCGCCTCGATATCGATGCCATTGCGCCGGGCAATCGTCGTCGCGCCCTGCAGCAGGAGCGCGGCCGCGCCGGCGAGGCGTGTGATCATTTGGTCGGACGCGCGCTCATTCCACGCCGCGACCTGCAGGGGATCGTCGAGTGGGACGGTCATCCGCCGCTCGTGCATCCAGCAGACGTCCGTATCGCAGCGCGCGAGTCGGTTCGCGCCGGCGCCGACGGTAAGACGGGCACCGCAGAACGGGCATGGCGCCAAGGTCGCCGGCGCTACCTCGCGGATCAATGCCCGGCCTTCCGGCTGCGCTCGATCGCGGCCGCCGCCTGTGCAGCGGCGAAGTCCTCGACCTTCCGAGCATGACGCATCAAGGCCCGCGCGAAACCACGAGCATCACCAGGCGACAAAGGCACTGCGCAGCCGTCCAGTCCCCGTTGGACAAGCAACAGGATCTGCCCGACCTCTTCAGCGGCCTCGTCCTCACTGCGCGGCAGTACGCCTAGCGCGATATTGTGCGCGGGGTGGAAGATGCCGCGCGGCGTGACGATCGGCTTGTCGAGATGACCGCGCTCCGTCCCTTCCGCGGGCTTGGTTGCGTCTTTCGCGTAATGGAAGGGCGCTTCAGGCATGCGTGGCGTCTCCTGGGGTGCGGGGTCTGGCGCCGGCGATCGCCGGCACTTTGCCGAGCAGCTGCTGCAGCCAGGCGGAGCCGGCCATCACCTCATGCTCGTGGGACTTGGCGATCCGGAAGCCGTGGGACGACCAGGCGATCGCCTCGGGCTTACCTTCAAGGATCAGGAATACCGTGATGCGGCCGCTATGGACGCCGCGGATCGGCAGCACCGATTTGACACGGTGTATGTCCGCCTCGCCCGGGTCAGCCGGGCAGTCCGGATACCAAGCGTCGGTCAGGCAGAGCGCCATGGCGCCGACATGCCACTCGTCGAGCGGATCGACGCGACGGAAGCACTGCTTCACCGCCTTCAACTTGGTCGCGCTCATCGCCGGGCGCCCTCCGGCTCGCAGGCATTGCCGGCGTCGACCGTGCCGATCGGCGGCGGGCCGCTGACGCTGACGGCGAAGGCCATGCCGGCGAGAAAAGCCATGCCGGCAACGCTGAAGACGATGCCGACCACCCGGGCAAGCGTGAGGGCGACACGACGGCCGCCCCAAGGATTTTTGCTCATCGCGGCAACCCTCATGACGGCCCCGCCTCGCCCGGCGGGGCGGGCGGCGTGAACTTGAGCATCGGATGGATCCATGCCTTGGCGCCGCGCAGCGCGCGGGTGACCGGTCCAATCGTGTCCTTGGCCTTTGCAGTTTGCAGGGCGCGGCGCGTTGCGCCATCAATGTGGGGCTGCGCCTGCGCGAGCCTGTGCGCATTGGGCATGAGCGCGACCATCTCCTCGGTCGGCTCGACGAGCTGGCGGACAACATCGTCGTGAGCGAGTCCGCAGCTCTGCCCGAGGAGATCGTGTAGCGGGACGCGATAGCCGTCGGCATTAGCGGATCGGTTGAGCATCATGCCGGCGACCAGCGCGGCCACGACGTTCCGAAAGACCTTCTTGTCACCGCGATAGTGGCGGAAGGCGAGGACGAGATCTTTCTCGACCATCGACGGGTGGCTCTCGACATAGGCCACTATGCCGTCCCATTTTCGATGCGCCTCGGTCCGCTTGGCAAGGGCGCCGGCACCGTGCAGGATGCTGTCGCTGCTGCTCGCGAGCTGCCGCGCGCCGAACTCGTGAGCATAGCCACCGATGAGTTCGAAGCGGGCAAGGCACCAAATCACGAAGTCGGCGCCGAGATCGCCGCCTGCCTGCGCCTCGCCGACCAGGCCGGCGCGCAGCACCTCGCGTCGGATCTCGCGCAGGGCGTCCACGCCCTCGGTCGTCAGCCCCTGTTCCAACTTGATCGTCGCATTGGCGGCCGTGCGATCGCCGTAACTGTAACTGCCATCGAGCGCGCGGCCGCCGAGCACCTTTTCGGTTGCTACGGGCGCAGTACCCTTGCCGATCGGGCCGGCCGAGACCGGCGTCGGCGTCGGCGAGGTGGCATCGCTCGCCTTCTGATAGGCGCGCAGGGCCTTACGGCTTGCCCACCACCAGCGCTCCTCGAGATGTCCCTCATGGTCAACCAAGACGGTGGCAAAGATGTCCGCCTTGGGCGCGTGCAGAATCTCATCGATATCCGCATCGGCGATCTCAAGATCGTTGGCGACGCCGCCATAGTCGCCATTCTTGGGATAGTCCCGCTCGAACCGGACATCCCGGCCGGCGCGTTCGCGCAGCTCCACGCGGCGCGCCTCGAGCATCGCCTCGGCCAGCTCCAGGAGAAGGCCTTCATCCGAAACGCGGCCCCGCTCCTCGGCGGTGTCCGCGAAGAGATCGAGATCATAGCGGCCGCCCGCGTTCCGGTAGGCTTCCTCCCCGACAAAGAGCAGCAGCTTGCGCTGCTCCCGATCGCCGACCTTCAGAAGGCGGCGGATCGCATCGGCGCCGCGCTGACTGTTCATGGACGAGGCCTGGACCTGCTCGAACGCCCACAACTGCAGCTTGTGATCCTCGACCGAGCCAAAGGCTCGCGCCTGGCCCTCGCTGATCTCGCCAGCCTCGAGAGCCGCGAAGATCGATGGTTCCAGCGCGCCGAGGCGGCACCATTGCTTGACCGTCTCGATCTCCTGGCCGTTGGCCTGGGCGATCTGCGCGTAAGTGCGCCCGCTCTGATAGGCCCGGGAGGCACCAGCATAGAGTTCATAGGGGCGTAGCTCGCGGTGGATACCCTCCGCCATGCTGAGCTCGAGCAGCTCGCCCTCGCTCAGCCCCTCATGGACATTGACGTCTATCGGATGATCGCGGGGCAGCTCACCATTCTCGATCAGAGACAGGAAGGCGAGACGGCGACCGTTGCCGGCGACGACGCCATACAAGGCACCGGCCTTCCCCTTGCCGTCCGGCATGGGATGCGCAGTGAGCGCGTGCAGCTGGCCGCTGCTGACAAGCGATCGCGCGAGCTCGGCGATCGCGGCTTCATCATGGACACGCCGACGGACGTTGAATGGAGAAATGCATAGCTCTGCGATCGTCATCCTTGTAGCTGTCATCGTACGTTCTCCGTGTGCTGGAGGGCTCCGCGCCGGTGCTTGCGAACCGCCGGCGCGGTTTTTTCACGCCGTGTCGCGGCGCGCGATTTGTGAGCAGGCAGGACAAGAGCGAGCTGCACGCCCTCCCCCGGAAATTCGAGATCGAGATGGGCGCAGTCCGCGCAGCTGCAGGGCGCAGGACGCCTCATAGGTCACTCGATCCCCAGCGCGGCTTTGTAGGTCTCGAGCAGCGCCTCGGCTTCCTGCCGATCGTGCTTCTCCATCTTCCGCAGCCGGAGGATTTGGCGGATCGTCTTCACGTCGAAGCCCGTGGACTTGGCCTCGGAATAGACATCGTTGATGTCGTCAGCGAGGCCCTTCTTCTCTTCCTCCAGGCGCTCGATGCGCTCGATCAGGAGGCGCAGCTGGTCGGCGGCAACGTTCGGTTCGCTCATTGGGGGGCTCCCAGGAAGATGGAGAGGACGCCGGGGCCGCCGATCAGCTTGTCGAGGCACCAGGCGACGGAGAGGCCGAGCGCAAGCCCGGTGAAGACGATGCGCGCGAACCGATTAGCGGCACGGCGCTCGGCCGCGGCAACAGGATCGCAATGACTGCACTGGCAGCGGAGCGGATGGACGCGCGGATCGCGCCGGCGGGCGGGCGCGCTCACCAGTCGACCTGCTGATAGTCGACGGTGCCGGCATCGAGGTCGATGACGGCGTCGTGAAAGTCGGGCGCTCGGCCGAGGCCTTCCACGCCGCCGGCGCCGGCAAGCACCTGCAGGGCGGAGAGGACGTCCGGCTCGTCGATGAGCCAGGAGGGGATCGCGCGGGCGCTCACATGCTCGGTGGGCTGGTACTCGATCTGCCCAAAAGCGAGGTTCGGATAGAAGCTGACAGATCTGCTCATGCCGGTGACCTTTCGGCGAGAGTGGATGGGAAGATGACGGCGACCGCGGATCGGCGGCAGCGTGCGAGGAGGCGGGGACGCCCTCATCACGCTGCCGCCACAGCGCCGGCGGGAGTCGCTGGATCGCAGGCGCTGCATTGCTCCGGCCCGACCCACCTGCAGCCCTGCCCCGTTGTGGGATCGAGGCAGGCATCGTTCTCGCTGCAGCCGCAGGCCTGGCAGAGCCTTGGGGCCTCGATCGTCTCCGCCGGCATCACCGGGCTATGCAGGCCGATCAGGGTGACGAAGATGTCGAGGTCGAAGGGGAAGACGCTGCTCAGCGCCGCTGCCTCCCGGATCTTGAGCCCGTCCACATCCTGCTCGATCCGGCGGAGCCAGGCCGCGCGATCGTGATGGGGAATGGGCGGCTCGGTCGAGATCCGCTCGGCGACGTCCTCAATGGACAGGCCGGCCGCGGCGCGGCGCTTGGCCAAATATGTGCCGGGGGTCATGATGGGCATGGCAAGTCTCCGGGCAGCAGAAAGGCCGTCCCGGAAGCGCATGGCTGGCGGGCGGCGATGGACGAAAGCGGATCTGAAAGCGGGGCTAGTGCGTGACGGGCGGGCCGCGCTGGTGCTGCTCCGGCTCGGCCGCGAGGGCGTCAACGAGGATCCCGACCGTGCGGTCGAGATCGAGCAGTTCAGCGTGCGCGTGGCGCCGATCGGCCTCGCCGGCATCGGGCAGCGCGAAATTGATGAGGGCCTCCTCGGCCTCACAGACGTCGCGCGTCAGGCCACCGATGCGGCGCAGCAGCTCCACCTTGCAGCTGATGGCGATCGCGCTGGCGGCGCTGACGAGACGGCCATGCGCCTCAAAGAGCGGTCGGCCCTCGCCGCCATGCTCCTGGAAGAGATTGTCGAGGGCGATCGACTGGACGATGCTGATGTCGCCTTGGCGATCCTTGTCCCCATAGCTGCGCACGGTGCGCGCGGTGCGGCCGATACGCTTGGCCATGGCTTTCCAGTTGCCGGGCACGCGCCGTGCGATGAGGGCAAGAGCCTCCTCAATCGTGCCGGGCGCGCGCATCTTGGTCACGCAATCTCTCCGGAAACAACCGGCGCCGACGTGCCCTGGGAATCGCCATAAAAGCAATTGTGCTGGAGGCGGGACAAGTCGGCGCCGGCCTCGCCACGCCAGCGGTGGAGCCGAACAGCGTGACGAAGGGCGAAGATACCATTCGGGACCGTCGATTGGCAGCGACGGGCGAAGCTGGCGCGCATAGGTTGCGCGGCGTGGAACAGCGGGGGCAGCGATGAGGGGAACCGACCTTCGGGAGCCGGGTGCAATGCAGACGCCCGGCCCCCTCCAGCTGTCGCGCCGCGCTGCACGGCGACGCGTGACAAGAAGAGCGACGCACAGGTCACAGACGCCCCTCTTCGAGTGTTTGTATCGGATGGGAGCCTGCTTTCAGGCCGAGCGCGACGGCGATTTCGTGCGCCTGGCCACGGCGGCAGGCATGCTCGCCGTTCAGGATCCGGTAGACCATCACCGGCGGGAAGCTGTGCTGATCCGCCCATTCCTTGAACTCAAGGCCCTGGGCGATGATCCGGGCCTTCGCGGCCGCAATTGCATCAGCCGAAAAGAACCGCTTGCGCGGACCCTTTGAAGCTGTGGCAGTTGGCGACTCACCCATGATCTGACATGCACCGTTTAGTGGAACTTTGGTGCAATATTCCGGAACTTCCGTTATTCGTCAAGGCGAAATCGGAATGACCGATATCATCCGCGCACGCCTGCGCGAGGAGCGCCGTCGCGTCGAGCCTCGGCAGAATATTTTCGCCGAAAAATTAGGGATTAAGCAGTCCACTTTGAGTGAGTGGGAGACGAAGGCAGTCTCTATGAAGTTCGAGCACCTCGCCCGGCTTGCCGAGGAAGGGGTAGACATTCAGTATGTCCTGACAGGTCGACGCGGCGGCGGTTTGCTTCACCGCACCGAATCAGTGCTGCTCGATTCGTTTCGCTGCATGGCAGATGACACACAGGCGGCTTTTCTCGTTATTGGCGCCCAGCTTGGCAGCACCGGCGCATCGCCGGCGGGGGATGGCAACAAAGAAACTCTCCATGATCGCAAAGCTAAGTTCGGGGCACAAACTGGCGAATGAGCGATGTCACCGAACACCCGGTCTTTCGTTTGGCAGGAGGTAACGCCTGCAGGGAGGCTCGATCACGCTGTAGGTGGGACACTCCGATATCGGTATTCCCGGAACAAACGAGAGACGGGTTCTTCTCCGTGCTCGATCCCCTTGGTCAAATCCTGGGCACAATTACCGATCGCCATCCTGTGTCGGCCGCGCTCACGTCAGGCCACGTCGTCCTCCGGGCGCTTATCAATTCGCTAGGCCAGGTCGACGCTCCTGGAGAGATCTACCTCAGCGTCCGCGTAGTAACTGGCCCGTCAGGAGCGAGCTATACGCCTCCGCCACTGACGCCAGCCTCTACCTACACGGTTCGCTTGGTCGGCCACCGCAACTATCAAGATGTGATTGAGGAATGCGAGGTCGAAGAACGTGTCACCCTTTGGCATGAGCCTGACAATCCCTTCGACGAGGAAGCTATCGCTGCGACGACAGTCGCCGGGAAGACGATCGGGTATGTCCCCCGCAATTCCTGGCTCCACCGAGCACTTCTCGACGAGGGCAAAGGATACGTCGCTGCTATTCATCAACTCGAGGGGCCGGACGATAGTCGGAAGCTATCTATCGTCGTCCAACTCACTGGTGAGCAAATCAGTAGACGGGTCTACCGCGACGATACCGAAGAAGCCCGCCGACCATATGTCCCATGGTCGCTCGATCGCGCTCGCAAGGAGCTCGATGCGCTCGCCGCGCAGCAGGGCGCTCGCTTAAAACCTACTCCCGAGGACGAGCCATCCGCCTCGCCTACAGGCCCAACCAATAGCCGAACCGTATTGATTGCAGCGCTCATCGCAGCGGTTACGTTCGCCCTAGTCTTCATCTTCCAATAGCTGGGCGCCGGAGACACCCTCCGCCGTGATGGTGGTATTCTCAGCATCCGACTTGAGCGATACCCCTCTTCGCTCCCCAATGTCCGCGACTCTTTCGAGCACACCTATCAGCGGCGGTGACTAGGCGCCGCCAACATCGCTCCGGAGAATTTTTGCCTGAGAGAACAGTTGTCGTGCCTGAGAGGGTGTGATTGGGAGGATAATCTCCCCATGAAACTCGTTTTCTGCCCTCGCGAAGCCCTCTAAATCAGGCTGTTTCGGTTTCGGTGTCCAAGCTACACCTTTACTGCTAACTCTCGCATCGGCGGCAGTAACCGATATCATGGCTTTGGTGTTCGGCATCAGGCCGTAACGATCGGACCAGGATTTATTTGCTTTGGCCAAAAGGCTGTCGATCTCGATAGACACACCAGCATCGCTAGAACGTCCCTTGAAAGCCTGATCAGAAATCTTCTCGCCGACCGTGACCGCACCTACGCGCACGGGGACAATTTGAACAGGCGTTCGACAGTGGCGATACAATACCTCACTGCCCGGAATCTCCGGATCGTCAAACCTGACCGAGCCAAAATAATTTTGCGCTGTAAACCCGCTCATCACGCCAGGTATGTGATTACCGCAGAAGTGAAGAGGTCACGCGCCGCAAGCTCGAACTCCTCAATTTCTTTCTGCTCGTGAGGTCGAACCCAACAAGATAGTCTCCCGCATTCTTCCAGCAGCAAGCCAAAAGAGGCTCTGTCAAAATGCCACTCGGCTTGCAGCGAACCATCAGCTCCTGGCACGATGCTACCACTTATTACCTCATGAGGTAGGAGGTCGCCGAGCAACGTCTCCATACGGAGAATTATCGAGGGGTTGAGAGGCTCCGCGTCATACCCATCCCAATTTGGCTCAAGCTGCCGCAGAGCATTCGTCTGCGACGTAATCCACCTGTTAGCCTCAGCGTGTCGTGTCTGAATTATTTTGCTGAGTTCGTAATTTGAACTCAGCGTGCCGGGACCGGCCAGCGCCAAAGCACCTGAAAACGTAGCTGCGAGCAACCGGGGGCTGGGCATGCTCGCATACTTTAATTGACTGGTACCGCTGTTTACCACGATTGATTCCACGCCTCTCTACATTTCGGGGTGGTCAAACGGAGAATAGTCTTGCGAATATAGTCATGCGCTCTCGGAAAGAAAGAGTATGCATCTTCAAGGCTTGTCACTTGCCTGACAGCATTGAACTGTATGCGCACGACAGGCAGAATTTCACCATCACCGCCTATGATCCCGGCCTGTGTGATCTGTGTTTGAAGAACGCCGTTGCTGTGGGTGAGCGGATTTCCAGGCATCAGCAAATCTGTCGTGATCTCTTCCATCCATGCCGATTGCCAACCAAACATTGGAGCAGGTGGATCGACCGGGTTCCACGTGGCGATCACATCGGACAAACGTAGCGCTGCGCCCGCCTGATCCAGGAGCGGTATCACGTTATCATACATAAGCTGTGCACCACTCAGTGTCGGCAAGGATCCCTCCATGGCCCCGCTCACGGCTCCAAAGGCCTTCCGGGCCTCCGCGTACACTTTTTCGAAGCCCGGATAGTCAGGACTGTGCTGTAACCCCGACTGCCGACGCCAATTCCACCCCAAGAACCGCTCTTGAAGTTGTACAAGTTGACGCCCACTCTCGCTCTGAAACCACCATCTAGGCGGCACGCCATGGTCCGTATCCAGCACGAGGGGCGGGATATTGAGAACCGGCGATAGCTCTAGGGCAATCACTGGAGGTTGCCTCTCGAGGTGAGGATAATTCGTCCGCACTCGATCATGTATGCGAGCGACTTCCGCTGGATTAAACATCGGCGTTGCTGAAGCGATCGAAAAACCGACCTCTGAAATTGGCGGACGGATGTAAACTGGAAACTCAAGATCTGGCATAGTGCCCCTCGGACTCGCAGAAGCCTCCGTACGTAGTGATAATAGCTAAAGCAAACTATCCGTCGATCGGAGAAACGTCGAGCGACTCTGCGAGCAACTCCATGCCATGCTGCCAACGGACCGGGTTAGAGAGGAGAGCCCCTCCGTCGAGGCCTCGCTATTCCGGGCAATTTCGCGCAGCGATACCCCACACCGTACCCCAACAACTCACCGCTCTAGGGTCTCGCATCAGCGCGCCCTTCGACATATAGTTAGGCCCATTCGGGAAAACCCGGGGGCAATATGTCTGAAGTTCTGAAGATCTCGCCGACAATGGTGAGCCGGAAGAATGCCGTGCTCGCCTTCATCAACCGTTACTACACCGACCATAGCCGCGGCCCGAGCTATGGCGAGATGGCGGCCGCGCTGAAGACCAATCCGACCAGGATCAAGGATGCGGTCCGCACGCTCGTCGCCGAGGGCCGCGTGCACCGCACGCCCGGCCAGCGCCGCAGCCTGCGTCCGCTGACAGCGCACGAGGAAGCGATCCGACGCGTTGTCGAGGCCGGCTTCCTCGTCACAAATCCGACCCTGCCGCGCCCGCCGGTGCTGGACTACCTGCCGGCCGATGGGGAAGAAGAAGAAACGGACCAAGGCTAGCCCAGCTCCGAGGGCGCCCGCCCGGAGCCCTGCAGCCCTGAAACTGATCGTCGAGCGCCAGCAACGGCGCGAGCGGTCTCATGCCGCCTGGGCGGCGCGTCACCCCGAGCTCGCCGCGGCCGAGCGCGCCTTGCGCGTCCAGCGCCGGGCCGATCATGATGACTATAAGCACCGCGCCGGCGGGACGGTTCAGACTTTCGCCCATGTGGCGCGCCGGCGCGAAGGCGCCCTCGCCCGCCTCTACATGAAGGGCACGATCGACGCCGAGCAGTTGCAGGCCGGCGCCGACATTGCCGGCGCCGCCGAATGGATCATGCGCGACGTCGCGATCGCCACGGCCAGCCTGGAAACTCACGTCGACACATCGCGACGCAGCGATGCATTCTGGGAGGCGCTGGGCACTGTTCGCCGCGAGGCTGCGTATAGCGCCTGGCGCGACGCGGTCGGCCCGGATGCGCGTTTGGTCCTGGCCGTCGTGATCGAAGATCTCGGCATTACAGAGGCCGCCAAGCGCCACAAGAAAAGCGTCCGCCGGGCCAGGGCGATCATCATCGATGCGCTCGACCGCTGGCTGAAGGTGTTCGCCCAAGCGCGCAAGCAGATCGATCCCGCCACCCTCGCCGCAGTACAGGCGGCGATCCTTTAATCATTCTGCTAAAAAGCGCTCGAATTTCGCCATCTCCACCCGATCGGACTTAATTGTGGTCCTTATCGGGCGACGCGATGCACCGATGAGCCCCTTTCTAATGGAAGCTTCCAAGTCTCCAACCGGCACGATCATGCCTTCACGGGCGGGATTTGTTAGTGCAGGCGTCCCAGCTCCGTCCGGTCCCACTATAAAAATCTTCAGTCCGAGCTCGATTGAGGACGTGATGATCGCGTTGATGTGTTCGTCGCGAAAGCTATAGCCGACCGTCATCAGCCTAGAATTCGTTCCTGAGAGCCGCCGCTGAAAAATCTCCATATATTGCGACAGCAGTTGGCTACCAATAATCGCATTCTCTTTTCGACCGCCGATGATCAATAGGCCGCTGCCGTCGTTCGCACGCCAATTCGCAGACCCGTGCAATTTGTAGATCGGCTGTGTTCGGTCGCTCACAAGAGCATCAGCAGGCGTGAGGGGCTCGAGCAGGCGGGCCCAGATCGGCACGTCGTGATCGACTTGGCGATCGATCGGTCGCAGTCCAGGCAATGTCAGGTCACGCCAGCGCCCCGCGCTCGATGTCGCTCCGTCAGGGAGATATTTGTACTCAAGCAAGAGGTCTTGGTTGAGGGTAAATATCGCGTCGAAACGGGAGAGAAATCGCGCCATGCTCGAACCAATGAAGTTTGGTCCCTCTCCATCAAAGGGACCGGAGTAGAGGTATCCTCGGTTCATCATGTCGAACATTGAGGTAACTGCGCTCTGGAGAGCTTGCAGGGCGGGATGCTTGCTGCTGTCTCCCCACTGAGCAGCTTCGCGCTGTAGTTCCGAAAGGGCGTCCTCAAACCCTCCGCGATCCCGATGCCTCCAGAGAAGTGCGGAAAGTGAAGGATCTTTGATGATCTCTTCGCATCCGAGGAGATACTCGAACGCTTCGCTCGCTAGCCAGCCACCCCAATTGTAGCTGAAGCCAGCGCCCAAGAGCAGATATCTGGCCAATACATCCCCCTCGCAGAGCCTCGTACCGCATACTGCGGATGGAAACGACTCACCGTCACAAAATCGACCCTACCGAAACGGTCACCGTCAGGCCAAATCGACCCCGCCACAATTGTGCCTGAAGCCCGGCGCCTCCGCCCGATGGGCGCCGGGTTTCAACCGGGGAGCGGGTCATGTGAGCTATTCTCAGCGCGAGATCCAGATCGTCGCCGATATTCGCCTGATGGCGCTTTCGCTTATGACGATCGTCGAAAAGCACCCGCACAAGTCACCGATGACGGACCGGTGCGAGAGGATCGTCGAGTATTGTGAGGGGCTCATAATGTGCGGCCCGCGGGAATTTCATCACGTCATTGCCACCGTGCCGGATGCCGCTCAGATCTCACGCGAATTGCGCCGCTCGGCCTACCCGGGCCGCTATTGATGGCGCGCCGCACGATCGCCGACGAGCTCGAGCTCATCAGTCACGACATGGATACGCTGATCGGAAAGCTCCGCACGGGCGGACGCCGCCCGCCATCGCACGACGATATCGACGAAGAAGTCCTCGATCTCGCTGCCCGTCTGATCATTGTCATGCGCGGCCATTGCCAACTCGCCGCCGCCATCGGGAGACCCATATGAGCCAGAAGCTCGACCTCGACGCGATCCGCGCAGCTGCTGCCGGCGGCCGTGCAACCGACGAGGTGCCGGTCACGAAGCGCTGGCTGCGCAAAGCCCTCGCTGAGCTCGAGGCAAGCCGGTCGACATTCCGCTCGCCCATTGCCGTGCTCACCGACCGGCGAGAAGGCACGCCGGCATGACCGACGTCCCGAGCGGCCGGCGCGATATCGACGGCAAGATCTACTGGATCGATGCCGATGGCGGCTTCATCCCCGAGGAGGCGGTGAAGGCAGCCGACAAGCTGCAGGACGAGCTCGTCCGCTCCATAATCCTGAAGGCTTTGCCACTGCGAGAGCAGATCCTTGCCTTCAAGCAGGGCTGTTTCGACGACGCCGACAGCTTCGTCGAGCTGCTCGAGCAGAACTATGGCGCCAAGCGCGGCGGTTCTAAGGGCAACCTGTCGTTCGTCACCTATGACGGCCTGCTCAAGTTCGAGGTCTCGGTCGGCGAAAGCATCACCTTTGGGCCCGAGCTGCAGGTCGCCAAGGGACTGATCGACGAATGTCTGCGCGGGTGGACTGAGGAAAGCGGCCCGCAGATCCGCGCGATCGTGACCAAGGCCTTCAAGGTCGACCAGCAGCAGCAGATCAATCCCGGCGCGCTGCTCGGCCTTCTGCGCTTCGATATCCCGGATGAGCGGTGGCAGGCCGCCATGCAGGCCATCCGCGACAGCATCCGGATCATCGGATCCAAGCGCTATGTGCGCATGTATCGCCGGCCTAATGGCAAAGCCCGCTGGGAACCGATCTCCATCAACATAGCGGTCTAGGCTTGCCCAGGCAGGCGCCCCGCTTCCGCCCCCCGGGCTGGAAGCCTCCCGCCCCATGGGCCAGCTCGGCCGGTAAGAGCAGGCAGCAGCGTGGCTATGGCAGCGCCCATGATGCCATCCGCAAGCAGGTGCTGATCGAGGAGCCCTATTGCCGGCAGTGCATAAGGGATGGCTTGGCGCCGCCCAGCCGGTCGGCGATCGCCGATCATATGCATCCTCAAGCCGAAGGCGGCACCGGCAAGCGGGATAACTATCAAGGCCTCTGCCTCGAGCACAGCAAGGCCAAGACCTCGGCCGAGGCCGCACGCGGCCGACGACGCGCCCGAACGGGCTGACCTCCGCTTCAGGAGCACGAGCATGAAGAGCATCCCGGGCATGTCCGCCCTCGCCGCCCTCGTCCTTTCGCTTCCCCGTGCCAGCGTCTGCGCGCTCGTTGAGGTGGGCATCGTCCAACCGATCGTGATGTCGATCAGGGAAACGATAGACCTTCCCCCGGTCACCGAACCGATCCGCACCGACTATCCTTCCCGGCGAGCCTATCGCGACGCCATGCGGCAATGGCGGCGCCTGCAGCCGATCGTCGCCTGACCCCCGGCGCCTCGGCCGCGCGACCGCCGAAATGAGGCCGATCCGGCCCGATCGGCCCGGCCTGGGGGGGGTGGGTCGATCCCTGAGGCCCCTCCCGGCCTAGGACCGATGGGCCAGACAGATTTTCTTCCAGTCAAATTCAAAGGGGAAAAGTTGGGGCATGGCGAGGGGTGGATCCCGGCCCGGCGCCGGCAGGCACCGGAAAGATCCGGAGCTGAAGAAAGACCAGGGCACGTTCCGCGCCGATCGCGACGCCAAGGTCAACGAGGACGTCCCGCTGGGCCCGATGATCGCGCCGTTCCACCTCGGCGAAATCGAGCGGCAATATTTCGCGACGATCGCCAATGTGCTCGAGGAACAGAAGCGCTCGAGCCCGCACTATGCGGAGCATGTCGGGCTGCTCGCCATGCGCTTGGCGCAGATAGCGCGCTTCAACGCCGTGCTCGAGATGAGCGGCGACACTTTCTCGAGCAGAACCATGAAGAAGGTCGACGGCAAAGAGATCGTCTTCGAGATGGTGCGCGCCAGGCCGGAGGTTGCCATGCTTGACGCCGCCCTCCGTCATGCGCAGTCGCTGCTCGGCGAGCTGATGCTCAATCCCTCGGCCGCGCTGAAGATCGCCGCCGGCCACGGCGCCGCGGAAGCCAATCCGTTCGACGACTTCTGATGTGGCGGAAGCGCGAGATTATGCGGGGATCGCCCGCAAATATGCGCAGGATGTCTGCGGCGGGAAGATTCCGGCCGGGATACAGATCCGCCTGCAGTGCCGGCGCTTCCTCGACGAGCTGAAGCTCAGCAAGACCAGGGCAAGTAATTTCCCCTTCGTCTTCGACGAGGCGAAGGCGGGGCGGCCGTGCAAGTTCATCGAGAACTTGCCCCACAGCAAGGGCAAATGGGCCCGCTCGAAAGAGCGCCTGGTCCTGCAGCCGTGGCAGATCTGGATCATCGTGGTCACCTTCGGGTGGTTGCACCGCGCCGGCGAGCAGAAAGGGCTGCGCCGCTTCCGCCGCCTGGTGCTGGTCGTGCCGCGCAAGAACGGCAAGTCGGCAATCGCCGCGGGCCTCGGCCTCTACATGCTGTGCGCCGATGGCGAGTTCGGCGCGGAGGTCTATTCCGGCGCGACCAACGAAAAGCAGGCGTGGGAAGTCTTCCGGCCTGCCCGCCTCATGGTCGAGCGCACGCCGGCGCTCGCCAAGAAATTCGGCCTCGGCCTCACGGCCAAGACGATCGCCCGCCTGGAGGATGGATCCAAGTTCGAGACAATCGTCGGGGATCCCGGCGACGGCCAGTCGCCGAGCTGCTCGATCCACGACGAATATCACGAGCATGCCGACGACGGTCAGGTCGACACGATGATGACCGGCATGGGCGCGCGTGATCAGCCGCTGCAGCTGCTCATCACCACCGCCGGCGATAATCTGGCCGGCCCCTGCTATGCACTGATCCAGGAGGAGCGGAAGCACCTCGCCGGCATCGGCCATAATGGAGGCCCGCCGCTCGATCACGAGACGCTCTTCGTCGAGTTCACGATCGACGCCGATGATGACTGGAAATCGGAAGAGGCCCTCCGCAAGGCCAATCCCAACTTCGGGATCTCGGTCAGCGGCGACTTTCTCCGGGCCCGGCAGCGCGATGCCGTCGCGACGCCGCGCAAAGCCGGCGTCTTCAAGACTAAGCATCTCAATCTCTGGGTTTCGGCCAAGGCGGCCTATTTCGACGTCGAGAAATGGCGGCGCTGCAAGGATCCGGAGATCCCGGAGAAGGCCAGCGAAGCACTCGCCCTGGAGTGGCTGCGCGGCCGCCGCGCGATCCTCGGTCTCGACCTCGCGTCGAAGATCGATATCGCCGCGCTCGAATATCTGATTCTGCCGCTCGGCGCGGTGGCATCGGTGGACGATCCATATATCCGGATCGGCCGCTACTTCCTGCCGGCGGACACAGTCGAAGAAAACCCGACCTATCAGGGCTGGGACGCGCTCGATCTGCTCGACGTCACCCCGGGCAACATCGTCGATTATGACGAGATCGAGCGGGCGATCCTGGAGGCCAAGGACTTCTTCCAGGTCGAGTTCGTTGCCTACGACCCGTTCCAGGCGACGCAGCTGTCCACGCGCCTGGCCAAGGAAGGCGTGCCGGTCATCGAATACCGGCCGACCGTGCTCAATTTCAGCGAACCGATGAAGGAGCTGGACGCGCTGACGCGCTCCCGCCGCCTCATCCACGGCGGCGACCCGGTGATGGAGTGGGAGATCTCCAACGTGGTCGCCGCCCCCGACAAGAAGGACAATGTCTATCCGAACAAGCCGGATGGGCAACCGCATCTCAAAATCGACAATCCGGTCGCGCTCATGAGCACGCTCGGCGTCGCCATGGGCGAGGAGAAAGAAGAAGTGCCAGCCTCTCCCTGGGATGACCCGAATTACAGCATGGCGGCCGATTAGTGGGTGTCTGGAGCCGGTTGACCGGCCGCGAGACCCGCTCGCTGGAAAATCCCGAGATCAGCAGCTCGGCGAGCCTGGAGGAGTGGCTCGGCTTCTGGGGCATCCAGTCGGGCAACGCGTCGCTGCCGACCGTCACGATCGAGACCGCGCTCGAGGTGCCGGCCGTGCTCGATGCCGTCGGCTTCCTGTCGCGCACGCTCGCCGCCCTCCCCCTCCATGCCTATCGGCGCGCGGACGGCGAGGCCGAGAAGGTCGACGGCGATCTGCAGATGCTGCTCAACGAGGCGCCAAACGAGGAATGGAGCAGCTTCGCCTGGCGCCAATATAGCTGGCAGCAGGTTTTCACCGGCGGCCGCATGCTCAGCTGGATCGAGCGGCAGGGCCTGAAGGCCGTGGCGATCTGGCCGATGGATCCTACGCTGACCAGCGTGATTCGCCGCAATGGCCGGAAGTTCTACAAGTTCGACGGTAAGGAATATCCGGCGCGCGACGTCATCGACGTGCCGTTCATGCTGAAGACCGACCAGCTCGGCGCCTATGGCCCGATCTACAAGGGCAGGCACGCGATCTCACTCGCGATCGCCATGAACAACTTTGCCGGCCAATTTTTCGCCAGTGGCGGCGTGCCGCCCTATGCGCTCGAGGGACCGCTTCCCCAGGGCGCCGATGCCTTCAAGCGCGCCCAGGCCGAGATCCAGCGCGCCATTGAGTTTGCCAAGAAGGCGGGCCGCGCCTTCTTCGGCCTCCCGCCCGGCCACGCGCTGAAGCCGATCGGCATCGATCCCGACAAGGGCCAGATGACCGAGGCCCGGCTTTTCCAGATTCAGGAGATTGCGCGCCTCTTTGGGCTGCCGCCCGTCTTCCTGCAGGATCTGAGCAAGGGCACCTTCAGCAACACCGAGCAGCAGGATCTGCAGCTGGTGAAGCATGTTATCAGCCAGTGGGCCAAGGCGTTCGAGGATGAGCTCAACCTGAAGCTCTTCGGCCAGCGCCGGCGATCGCGCCTGGTGAAGCATAATCTCGACGGCCTGCAGCGCGGCGACTTCAAGAGCCGCACCGAGGGCCTCGCCCGAGCGATCCAGACCTCGCAGCTCACCCCGAACGAGGCGCGCGCGCTCGAGAACCGCAAGCCGCTGCCCCATGGCGACAAGCTCTACATCCAGGGCGCCACCGTCGAGCTCGGCTCGCAGCCGGCCGTCGCGCCGATCGGCCACAATGGCGGCCCCTCCCTGGACGATGATCAACCGAAGGAGCCGGACGATGGCAACCAAACCGAAGAGTGACCAGCGCGAATGCCGCGCCCTTGTCCGCCCTGTCGAGATCCGCTCGGCGGAAAATGAGGGCGCCACAGCCAGCGGCTATGCGGCGTTGTTCGGCGTCGAGACCAATGTCGGCGGCTATTTCCGTGAGCGCATCATGCCGGGAGCCTTCAAGGAAACGCTGGCCCGCCGGGACATCATCGCCGTGCATAGCCATGACACCGGCCGCGTCGTCGGCCGGACCGGCGCCGGCACGTTGATCCTGCGCGAAGACGCCACCGGCCTTCACTTCGATAATGATCTGCCGGACACCACCGACGGCCGAGACCTGCGCGTCCAGATCAAACGCGGTGACATTCCGGGCATGTCCTTCGCCTTCATCGCGACCCGTTCAGAATGGGACGACCTGGTCGATCCTCCACTGCGCACCATCCATGAGGCCGAGCTGTACGAGATCACATACTCGGCCCTGCCGCAGTATCCGGACACCAGCGTCGCGCTCCGATCGCTCGAGCATGCGCGCAACGAGCGCCAGACCCCGCCGATCGCCGGCATCGAGGCCCGCAATGCCGCGCGCGCCGCGCGCCTCGCTCAGGCTGAGCGCGGCATCCGCTAAATTCCGGGCGAAAGCCCGGTGGCGCAGGAGCGTCCCGCTTCCCGCCTCCCCGCCCGCCTCTGGCGGGCTTTTTCATGTGAGGAACACCATGCTTCTGACCCAACTGCAGGAGAAGCGGGGCGAGCTGCTGACGCAGGCCCGTGCCGCTCTCGACGAAATCAACAAGAACACCGATGCGGCCCGCGCCACCGAGCTCGAGCAGCGCCATGACACGATCATGGTCGAGTTCGACAAGATCGAGGTCGACATCAAGCGCACCGAGCGCCTGGTCGCGGCAGAGGCCGCCGAGGAGGAGCGCCGCTCCCGTCAGCGTCCGAATGGCCAGGACAAGGAGACTCGCGCCCAGGACACCGGCAAGGGCGAAAAGAAGGATCGCGAAGAGGCCCAGGAGGAATATCGCGACGCCTTCTATGCGCTTCTGGCAGAGGGCGGCGACCCGTCGGGGCTTTCTCCTGAGCAGCGCGACCTGCTCCGTCGTGGTCATCACGAGCTGACTCCTGAGGAAAAGCGCACGCAGGTCGCCGGCAATGCAGCCGCGGGCGGTTACACGGTGCCGATCACCCTGGCCAACCAGATCATCTCGGTGATGAAGGACTGGGGTCCGATGTTCGACGGCGACATCGTGACCGACATTACGACCAGTGGCGGCGGCGAGTTCGACATTCCGACCAACGACGACACCGGCAACACCGCATCGGCGCTTGCGGAAGGCGCCGACCTGACCAACGACAACAGCGGCGACGTCGTGTTCGGCCAGAAGCGCCTTGACGCCTACGTCGATGCGACGCCGTGGATCCTCCTCAGCTTCGAACTGTTGCAGGACTCGTTGTTCAACCTCGAGCCGTTCCTGGCGGACAAGATCGGTGAGCGCCTTGGTCGTCGCGCCAACCTGCGCCTGACCACCGGCACCGGCACCGGCCAGGCCAATGGCGTTGCCACCGCGTCCTCGCTGGGCAAGACCACGGCCAGCGCGTCGGCGTTCACGGCCGACGAGGTCATGGAACTGCAGCACTCGGTGCGCGCGCCGTATCGCCGGAGCCCCAAGTGCCGCTGGATGTTCGCTGATTCCACGCTGCTCTCTCTGCGCAGGCTGAAGGATGGTCAGGGCAATTTCCTCTGGCAGATGGGCGACGTCCGGATCGGCGCGCCTGGACTGCTGCTCGACAAGCCCTATTCGATCAATGACGACGTGGCCGCTGTTGGCACCGGCGCCAAGTCGATCCTGTTCGGCGACTTCAGCCGCTATTGGGTCCGCAAGGTCGGTAGCCCGATGATCGGCACGGTCCGCGAGCGCTTCTGGCCGAAGGTCGGCATGGCCGGCCTCATCCGCTACGACGGCGAGCTGATCGACCCCAACGCGGTCAAGCACCTCATCCACGCGTAAGGCGAGCCGTTCCCCCTTGCGGCTCTCCCGGTGGGGCGGCTTAGGCCGCCCCACCTCCCCTTCCCCATGTTCTGGAGATCTCCATGACCATGACCACGAAATCCACGCGCGGCAGTAAGAAGCCGGCCGCCGAGACCACCCCGGCGCCGGCGCCCGTCGTGACCGACACTCCGGCGGCGCCGATCGCCGACCCGATCGTTGCGACCGATCCGATTCCTGTTCCGCCGATCGTCGAAGATCCGGCGCCGCCGGCGGCCGACACCGACGCGGCGGCCGAGCCGATCGACGCCGATGATCCGGCGCCAATCGACGAACCGGAGCCCGAGCCGGAAACCGAGCCCGAGCCCCGCCAGTGGGTCCGCATGACCCAGAGCATGGAAGGCGCGATCAGCCTAGCGCGCGGCCAGGAGACGAACGTCTTCGGCGTCACCGAGGCCGAGCGTCTGCGCGATGCCGGCCAGTGCATCTTCATCAAGGATCCGGAGGCCTGATGCTCTCCGCGCCGGTCACGATCGAGGCGCCCGAGGCCTTGCCGATCGAGCTCGAGGAGGCGAAGCTCTTCCTGAAGCTCGACGGTGACGCCCTGGACGACGATATCGGTGATGGGCTCGCCGCGGCGATCGCCGAGGCCGAGCAGATCACCGGTACCCGTCTGGGCGATCAGCTCGTCGCGATCGGCGCGGATGCATTCTCCGATCTCGCCACCCTCAATGTGGGCCCGGTGCTCTCGATCAGCGAGATCCGGTACCAGGATCGCGCCGGCGCCGAGCAGCTGCTCGATGCCGCCGTCTATGAGCTCTCCGGTCTCGGCCTGGCGCGCGGCATCCGCCTGCAGGCGGGCGCGGCCTGGCCGGCCGTGCGCGCCGGCACCGGCATGATCGTCGTGACGCTGCGCGCGGGCTATGACGATGCCACGCTGCCGGCGGACGTGCGTCGCGCCGTGCTGCAGCAGCTGCGCGCGCGCTTCGACGGCACGCCGGCGGATCTGCCCACGTTGCTGGTCAATCACCGGATCTATTGATGGCCTGGAAGCCGCTCGACGCGCGCGAGCTGACCAAGCGCATCCGGATCGAGGAATCGGCCCGGACGCCGAATGGTCAGGGCGGCGCCGCGGCGATCGTCTGGACGCCGGTCCTGTCCCTCTGGGCGAAGAAGATCCCGCTGCGCGGCGATGAGATCGTCATCGAGGGCATGACCAGGGCCGTCAATTTTGCCCGCTTCGTCGTCCGGTATCAGGACAATGTCAGCACCAATTTCCGCCTCGTCGAGATCCGCCGCGTCGCCGGCGTCGATGAGATCATCGGCAAGCCCTGGGCGATCAAGCGCGTCGACGATCCATTCGGCCGGCGCGATCGCCTCGAGATCGATTGCGAGCAGGGCCTCACCAGCTGATGGCGCGCCGGCATGTCGAAGGACAGGAAGATGTGCGCAAGATCTTGCGCGGTCTTCCCGACGCCTCCCGGGACGAGATCGTTTCCACGCTGGAGGCCAGTGCCGACGAGATCCGGCCGATCATGGTCGAGCGCGCGCCCCGGCGCAGCGGCGACCTGCAGTCGGGCATCCTCTCACGGGTCAACCGCCAATCTATGACCGCGCGGATCGGCCTCATCGGCCCGCCGAAGCAGCGGCGCAGCCTGTTCTATGGCCGGATCCTCGACCTCGGCCGACGTGCCCAGGATCGGTGGGTGACCCGGCGCATGCCGAGCGGCAACCGCAGCCGCTACCTGATGCGGATTAGCGCGATCGCGCCGAAGAAGTTCGTAACCGGCCGTTTTCCGGAGGCCCGGGCCACGCTGCAGGATAAGCTGCGCGGCGTCTGGGGCCGGATCCTTGCGCGCATCACAGGAGCGCAGTGATGGCCGACGCCAAAGACGCCCTGGAGAAGGTGCTATTCGATCTGCTCTCCGCTGGCAGCGATATCGGCGCGGAGGTCTGGCAGGACATCCCGCCTGGCACCGCGCCGCCCGTGATCGTCATCGGCGACGTTACGTCGCGACCGCTCACCGCTGCCAAGAACGAGAAAGACCGGACCGGTACCGCCCAGCTGGTCACGATCGCAGAGGGGGGCGAGCGCAAGCCGCTGCTCATCCTGCAGGGGCGGATCCTCGATCGCTGCGACGGCGCCGACGTCATCGAGGACGGATGGCGCATCACACTCAGTTTCGCCGACGACCTGGCCCAGCTCAATGAAGAGCGCGGCCAGTATGTCGGCTTCAGCAACTTCCGCTTCACGGCGCTCCGCGCCTGATCTCCCCGCCGCCGGCGGGCCCTCACACATGAAGGAGTGACGCATGGCCAAGACCCTTGGCGAGGACTACCGCCTTTTCGTTCAGACCGCAGTTGCCGACACGTTCGTCGAGCCCAAGGGCCAGGGCAACCTGGTCGTCAACCGCTCGAGCTCGCCCGTCGACACCACGACCAAAGACACCGGCCGTTTCGGCACGTCCAAGCCCGGGCAGAAGTCGGTCAGCCTGCAGCAGGAGTTCATCCCCGATCTGCCCGACACCGGCTATGCGCGGATCAAGACGCTCGAGGCGGGCGATACGGTCGAGGTCTATCAGATCCGCCAGAAGCCGTTTGCGGACGACGACGTCGTCTTCGAATGCCGCATGAATGCGGTCTTCGGCAACAGCACGCTCAACCGCGGCGCTGCGGCCGCCACCAGCCTGACGCTCACGGCCGATGAGGCCCCGACCGTCGACGACGTCTGAGGCCAGCCATGACCGACACCACGGAGAACCGCCCCGCCAGCGAAGAGCGGGGCGAAATCGCCCTCGAGCTGGACGGCATGACGCTGGTCATGCGGCCGACGTTCGAGGCCATTGATGCCTTTGAGCGCTCGACCGGCAAGGGGCTGTTGCAGCTCGCCCGCGAAGGCCTGGCGCAGACCCTGACGCTCAGCGAAACCGCGCAGATCGCCGGCGAATGCATCCGCGCCTGGGGCCGCGCCGTCAACGATGAAAATGCGAAGGGCTCCAACACCAAACGGATCGCCAACCTCATGCTCGAGGCGGAGGGCGGTTATCGCGTCACCCTGGCGATCGTCGCCGGCATGCTCTCGCTCGCAGCGACCGGAGGCTACACCGCCAAGGGGGAGCTCAAGCCGGCGGCAGCAGCGAAAGCAGGCCAAACCGCCGCCGGCTGATGGGGATTGCGGCCGCTGCCCTCGGGTGGCGGCCGGCCGAATGGTGGGCCAGCACGCCCCATGAATATTGGGCGGCCATCGAAGGCTGGGAAGAATTGAACCGGGTGCCGCAAGCCCCCGGCGAATGACGATGCTCGAGGAAGGAGGTGGCCATGGCGGAAGAAGTCGCCACCCTCGAGCTCATCATCGCGGCCAAGAATGAGCTGCTGCGCCAGAAGACGCAGGAATCGGAAGCGATCCTGGTCGACTTCGAAAAGGCAGCCGAGCGCGAGCTGACCAAGCTCGAGGAGCGCATGGGCGGACTGAAGGTCCAAAACCTCAGCAACTCGCTCCGCGCGGTCAAGCAGGAATTTCGCAGCAGCTTCGACGAGATCCAGAAGATGGCGGCCGATGCCGTGTCGAAGCCGCTGCTCGACACCGGCGGCCTAAATCTCGGCGCGGCGGCGGCTAAGGAAGCCGCCCAGGTCGCGCAGCAGCAGGCCGTCGCGACCCGCATCGTTGCTGATGCGGCCGTCAAGGCGGCCGCCAGCGAAGGGCAGCTCACCCGGGAAACGGAAATTTACGTCCGGGCGGCCGTCGCTGCAGCCGACGCGTCCGAGCGGCGGGCAGCTGACCTCGCACGCGAGGCCGGCATGCTCGAGCAGCTGGAGATCGAAACAGCGGCCGCCACTCGCGCGACCGGCGCATTCAACAACGTCCAAGCCCGAGCGACCGTCAGCACCGGGCAGATGCGCGCCGCCCAGCAGCAGCTGACGTACAACCTCGGCGACGCGATCACGATGTGGGGCATGGGCATGAAGCCCCTGCAGATCTTTACGAGCCAGGCGTCGCAAACTGCCGGCGCGATCGGTCTCATGACCAACGAGAGCAAAGGCTTTGCCGCATTCATTGGCGGCCCCTGGTTCCAGGCCGTGATTGCGGCCGTCACGATCCTGGCGATTTTGGCTGGGAAGCATGAGGAGGGCGAGAAGAAGTCAATCGACTTCAGCAATAGCTTCCTCACCGGTCGCAGCATCATCGCCGACTATACGGATGGAATTAAGCAGCTCGAGGAAGCTACGCGGAGCCTGATCAACACGCAGGCGCTTCTGATCGACAATAGTCGCCGCGTGGCCAGTGAAAGCGTCTCGCTCCTCGAGAAGCAGCTCGGCGATATCGATAAAAAGCTGAAGATCAGCGATGCGCTGTCGGGTCCACTCCCCAACGTCATGGATCTTATCGGGTTCAGCGAGGGCGCTACACTTAGGGCCGAGCGCGCAAAGGTCCAGGAGCAGCTGAATGCGGCACGCACCGCCCTCGGGCGCGCAACGGCCGCCCTTGAAGAGCGCGCGGCGACCGAAAGCGCCAATCCCGACATGGCCGAGCGCGGGGCGATCGAGCGCGAACGGGCCCGCCTCCGGGCTCTCCGCGCGCGGAGCGCGGAGGGCGAACGTGCCGGAGCGCTCCTGGCCGGCGAGGACTATATTTCCGCAGGCGACTTCGCCACGCAGATCGCGGCGCTGCAGAAGCGCGACGATGCGATCAGCAATCGGAAAAGAGGCCCTTCCGCGGAAACGCTGGCCAAGCGCGCTGAAGCGGCTCGGCAGGCCGTGCTCAGCGACGATTACAGCTATGCGAGCGAAGAGCGCCAGGCGCGCCGCCGTTTGCTCGACGCGACGCTGAAGACCGCGGAGAGCGAAGAGGCGCGGGACAAGCTGCTCCGCGAAGACATTGATGCCGAGGCCGCCACGCAGGCAACGAAGATCGTGCTGCGCCTCGCCCAAGGCAAGATCACGAAGGCCGAGGCAGACCATCTGCTCGACCTAGCAGATCGGACTAAGGCGCAGAAGCTCCAGAACATCCAGATCGAGCGCGCGTCCGAGCTTGTCCAGCGCAAAGCCGAGATCGAAGAGCGCGACATCGATGCGCGCATCGCACTGCTCACCATCCAACAGGATCTGGTCGCCAATGCCGATGAGCGGCGCCGCATCGCAGGAGAGATCCTCGCGCTCGAGCAGAAGCAGGCGCGCGATCGCCTGCAGCGTGTGGTCGACGATCCGCGATCCACGCCTGACCAGCGCGACCAGGCGCAGCGCGACCTCAACAATCGCGGCCCTATCGAGCAGGGCCAGCGCGATCGCCTGGCGCGGCAGAATGAATCTCCGCTCGAGCAGTATCAGCGGTCGATCGGCGACAATGCCGCCAACCTGAAGGACGTGCTTAAGAATATCGAGGTCCGTCGCCTCGACGAGCTGAACGACGGGCTCACCGACGCCATCATGAACAGCAAAGGTCTCGGCGACGCTTTCGATAACGTCGCCGACGTCGCCGGCGAGGCGATCAAGGGGATCATCGCCGATCTTATTCGGCTCGCGATCCAGCAGACAGTGGTCAACGGCCTCGCCGGCGCCTTCAACCTGGGGACCGCCGGCGCCGGCGGCGGCCTCTTCTCATTCCTGGGCTTCGAAAGCGGTGGCTTCACCGGCGGCACGCGCGGTCAGCCCCGCGGCATTGTGCACGGCGAGGAATATGTCTTCGACGCCGAGGCGACCGCGCGGATCGGCGTGCCCACGCTGGACGCGATCCGCCGCGGCACCTTCGCTAGCCCGTCGATCAACGGCGCAGTCAACAATGCCAATGCCGCCTCGGCCGCGCGCTCGGGAGGCGGCGTGGTGCGCATCGTGCTCGACGAGGGCGCCATGTTCGAGGCGCGCGTCAGCGAGATCTCGGGGGACGTCTCCCTCTCCGTCGTGCGCCAGTCCCAGCCCGAGCTGACCAGCATGGCCGTCGCCGAAACCACCCGCCAGCTGGCGCGAGCGAGTATCTAGCATTGGCCATGATCGACCTGCCTGACGGCGTCGGCTTTGCTGACGCCGATTGGGATCTCACGACCCCATTCCAGGACAACCGCTCCGGATGGACCGGCGCGCGCCGCGGCGCCGGCGGCCCCGGCGTGGCGCACTGGTACGCAACCGCGACTTTCGCCGGCATCGGGCTGGGCCATGTCGCGGCCGCACCGATCCGCGCCTTCCTCGCCAAGCTGCGAGGCTCGGTGAATGCTTTCCGTTTCCCCGTCGCCAAGAACCAGCATCCGCTCTCGATCGCGCCGACCGTGAAGGCCGGCGCCGTCGCCGGCGCCTCGCAGATGACGATCAAGGATCTGCCGATCTCGACCGCGATCCTGGCCGAGGGCTTCTACATCACGGTGATCCGGCCGAGCGGCAAGGGCCAGATGCTGTTGCTGACCACGCCGCTGGTCTCGAACCCGTCCGGCGAGGCGACCGTCCAGTTCTATCCGCCGCTCATGGCAGCGCCGGCGGCCGGCAGTCCCGTCGAGACCAAAGATCCCTGGTGCCAGGTCACGCTCGTCGAATCCCGCGTGGGCTGGAAGCACGGCAAGAACGAGGCGCACAGCTTCCGGCCGCTGCTGCTCGAGGAGGACGTCTGATGTCCCGCCCCGACGCCCTGGCGGCGGCCGCGCTCGATGCGGACATCATCTTCCCCGCCTTCTTCGTCTTCCTCGATATCGTCGATGATCCGATCCGCTTCACGACGATCGGCTTCGACATCGGCATGTCCGACACCGGCCATGCTGAGATGGACGGCCACACCTTCACCGGTGTCGGCGGCAAGTTCGTCGATATCTCTCCGGTCAAGATGCGGGCGGGCGGCTCCGACCGCGTCACCGGCCGCCTCTCCGGTATCAACGCGATCGACAATGCCACCCTGAACATGATCGGCGATCCGGCGCGCTGGCAGGGTCGCGAAGCCATGCTCTGGCGCATGATCCGGGACGAGACCGGATCCCAGCACGGCAGCATCCAGCATTATTACACCGGCTATATGGTGGCGCTGAATGTCGGCGGCACGCCCAAGGCCCAAACGATCGACCTGACGATCGAGGGCTATCTCGCCGCCTATTCGCAAGCCAGCAACCGGACCTACATGGACCAGGAGCGGTATGATCCGGGCGATCTCTCCGCCCGGGCCGCGCTCGCCACCGCCAACGGCATGAGCGGCGATCCGCTGGTCGCCAACACCGGCACCGGGAACCATAGCCCGATCCGCGCCGGTCGCTTCCCGAGGGCGCCATGGTAACCCGGCTCCCGGGCTGGGAAGGCGCCCTCGCCGCCTATCTCGATGCGCATAGCAACAGCCTCTTCAGCTGGGGCGAGCTCGACTGCGCGCTCTTCGCCGCCGGCGGCGTGCTCGCCATGACCGGCACGGATATCGCCGCCCCCTTTCGCGGCCGTTACCGGACCGCGCAGGGTAGCGCGCGGGCCCTGCGCCGCTTCGGCGCCGGCGCGCTGGACGCAACCTTCGATCAGCTGCTCGGCGCCAGGCCAATCGGCTTTGCCCGCCGCGGCGACCTGGTGATGAGTGCCGGCGCCGTCGGCATCTGTATCGGCGCAGAGGGCCTTTTCCTCCGCCTGCCGGAATCTGGGCCGGGCTATGAGCGGATCGGCCGCGCGGCCTGGACGCATGCCTGGAGCGTCGGCGAATGAGCGGCGTCGTCAAGGCGATCGGCATCGTCGCCATGATCGGCTTCGCCGTCCTCACCGCCTTCCCGACCGGCGGCGCCTCGCTGCTCGGTCTCAGCGCGATCGGTGCCGGCTTCGCCACCACGGCCTTTGCCGTGACGGCGATCGCCGCCGGCATCGGCGCCTCGCTGCTCGCGCCGCGTCCGGCCGTGCCCGAGGCTTCGCCGGCGACTGCCGATCGGCTGAACGTCAACATCGTCGTCAACACGCCGCGCAAGATCATCTTCGGCCGCACGGCGATGGCGACCGACCTTCGCGACCAGGAGCTGACTGACGGGCAGGCTTATCTGCACCGCTTCATCGTCGCGGCCGCGCATGAAGTGCAGTCGATCGACGAGATCTATTTCGACGACAAGCTCGCCTGGTCGCTTGCCGGCGGCATCACAGGCGACTTCCTCGGCTATCTCGCCGTCACGCCGATCAAGGCGGGCACGGCGGCCAACGCGATCAACATCAGCCCGCGCATGGGCAGCTCGCGCCGCTTCACCGGCTGCGCCTATGTCCACATCCGCTACAAGCTGACCGGCGACGGCAACTCGACCGAAAGCCCCTTCGCCCAGCAGATCCCGACGCGTGTGACGATCGTCGGCAAGGGCGCCAAGATCTATGATCCGCGTCTCGACAGCACCGTCCCGGGCGGGAGCGGCCCGCAGCGCGCCGATGATCAGACCACCTGGGCCTGGAGCGACAGCGCGGCGCGCAATCCCGCCCTGCAGCTGCTCTGGTACCATCTGGGCTGGCGGATCCAGAACCCGGTGACGGGCGTATGGCGCCTCTCGGTCGGCAAGGGCATGCCGGCGCGCCGGCTCGACCTGCCCAGCTTCATCACTGCCGCGAACCTCTGCGACGAGGCAATCTTGCGCGCCGGCGGTACCGGCACCGAGCCGCGGTACCGCAGCGACGGGATTTTCAGCGAGGGAGATCCGACCTCGACCGTCGTCGACCAGCTGAAGGCCGCGATGAACGCCGACCTGGACGACGTTGACGGGAAGATCCGCGTCACCGTCTTCCACAATGATCTGGCCACGCCGATCTGCGATCTCACCACCGACGACGTCATCGGCGAGTTCACCTGGGCCCAGACCGCGCCCCTGAACGACAGCTTCAATATCATCCGCGGCACTTGGGTCGATCCCGTCTCGCTCTATCAGACGCCGGACTTTCCAGCGATCGAGATGGAGAGCCCGGACGGCATCGACCGAATCGAGACGATCAACTTCGGGACCGTGCAGTCCGTCAGCCAGGCGCAGCGCCTGGCCAAGCAGCGCCTGGCCCGCATGCTCTATTCCGGAACCTTCAGCGCGACCTTCAGCCATCGTGCCTGGAAGGCGACCAAGAATGACGTGATCCGGCTCAGCTTCAGCCCGCTGGGCTGGACCAACCAGCTGTTCCGCGTCGCGGCCGCCGACGTCCAGGTCGATGGGCGCGTGCCGCTCGTCCTGCGCGTCGAGCATCCGGACATCTATCTGTGGGACGCCGAGGAAGCGCCGGCTGTGCAGCCGGCCGACCCGACGACCTATAATCCGCAGCTCAACCCCATCGTGCAGGCGATCGGCGTCGAGCTCCCGGCGATCATCGCCAAGAGCGCGCGCCGCGGTACTGCCTTTCCGACGGCCGACGAGAGCAGCGAGGGCCAGCTCTTCGTCCGGCTCGATCTCGACAACCGTCTCTTCATCCGTGTCCCCGGCGACGGCCTGCTGCGCAACGCCGGCGAGCTCGTGACGATCGGCGGGCAACCGGTACGCTTCAGCGTCTGGCGCGAAGTATCCGATGGGCGCGTCATCACCGCGCTTGCCGATGCGCTCGCCGCGCAGCAGGCGGCCGACCAGGCGCAGGCCGATGCGGCGGCCGCCAATGCGCGCCTGGTGGCGATCGCCAGCGACGGCCTGCTGACGCCGGACGAGAAACCGCGCGTGCAGCTCGACCGCGATATCATCGTAGCCGAGCAGGCCGGCATCGATGCGCAGGCGGCCGCGCTCGGGATCACGACCGAGAAGGTCGCCTATGACAATGCCGTCTCGGCGCTGACCGCTTATCTGGCGACGCTGACCACGCCGACCCTCTGGAGCGACCTCACCGGCGACACGACGATCGTCGGCGCGACCTTCCGCGCGAAGTTCGCCGACGTCTACACCGCCAAGCAGGCGCTTCTCGACAAGATCGCAGCCTCGCTGAAGGTGCTGGCCAACTCGGCCCAGGCCGATGCCACGGCCGCCCTTGCCCAGCTGGTCAACATCGCCAGCGACAATGTGCTGAGCCGCGGCGAAAAGCCGCAGGTCGAGCGGGACTTCACCGCGATCACCGCGACCTGGCTGGCGCTGGATGCGAAGGCGACGGCGCTCGGCATTGGCGCGGCCGAGCAGGCGGCGGCCGACGCCGCCATGGGGGCGCTCGGAACCTATCTCGCCGGCCTGTCGCCGGGCTGGAACAATCCATTGGTCGATACGCCGATCGTCGGCGCGACCTTCTTCAGCAAGTGGGAAGATGCCTATACCGCGGTCGCGGCCCTGCAGGCGGCGATCCAGGGCCAGCCCGGTGAAAGCGGCACCAGCCCGTATCTGCTGGCGCTCAGCAATTCGATCTTCGCCGTCCGGACCGATCCTTATGGCGCCGTGAAGGCCGGCCAGCTGCCGCAGAGCTGCACCATCTCGCTCACGCAGGGCGGCACAAGCGTCCTCGGCAGCGCGATGATCAACGTCGTTGCGAGCAGCTCGGATATCACGGCCGGCTATTCCAGCGGGACCATCTCCCTTGCGACCGCCAACACCGAGGGTTTTGTCGACGTGATCGCGACGGTCGCCTCGGCCGAGGTCGCGCGCGGCCGCATTCTGGTCCGGCGTCTTCCCGACGCCCTGCCCCCGGAAAGCCAAATCAGCTTCTCCAAGATCGTCGAGATCGGCGCCACGGGTACCGCTTTTAACATTCCTCCGGAGACGGTCGGCGTCATCCTGGCCAATAGCTCCGGCCAGCTGCTCGCCAAGCTCGGCGGCAGTTACACGCCGGCCGGCGGCAACGAGGTCTTCATGGCCGTGGCGGTGGCCTATCGCCCCGCCGGCGGTTCGACCTGGTCCTACACCACGACGCAGAACGGCAGCGGCGCCTATTTTGACGAGGAGAGCGGGATCTTCACACCGGGCACGGTGAGCACGGCGCCGACGATCAGCGGGCTCTCGGCCGGCGCGGCCTATGAAGTCGGCGCCGCGGTGAAGCGCAACAGCAGCGTGGCCAGCCTGGGCGAGTTCTCGGGCGCTTTCTCGGTGTCGCAATGAGCTGGTGGACCGTCCTCGATGGCGATGGCCTGGTCGTCGCCGCGAATGTCGAGAGCGCGATCGCGCCGGAGGCGGCTGACTATGAGGGTGGCGTCACCGTCGAGGAGAATGCCGGCCCGATCGACATGCTCATCACCAAGCGCGAGGGCGGCGCCTGGGTGCCGGACCTGGACGTCATCCGCCAGCGCAAATGGGATCAGGTGAAGGCCGAGCGGATGCGCCGGCAGTATCTGACTTTCACCCTGGCGCCCGGCATCGTGCTCGACTGTCATGAGCAGGCCCGCACGTTCGTCCAGTCGCGCGTGCGCCAGGCCATGGCGCGGCCGGGCAGCTTCCCGATTCAATTCACCCTGGCGGACAACAGCCAAGTTTGGATCACCGCCGAGCAGATGCTCATCGCCGACCTGGTACTCGCCGACTTCGACGCCGCGATCTGGGAGCATGGCGAGCAGCTGCGCCTGCAGATCTACGAGCCGGCAGAGACCGATCCAGCCACCATCAACGCCATCGACCACCTCACGGGCTGGCCGGAATGACGAGGGTAAATCATGACCTTTGAAGTGACCACCGACGTGCCCAGCTCGCCGCCGATCTCGGGCGGCCGCCTGGTCGGCACCGGCGCCGGCCCGACCTATGCGCCGGACACGTTCCTTGTCGACGACTTTCTGCACAGGGCGGCCAGCGGGCACTTCGAGCCGTTTGAATTCCGGCGTGACCTTTCAACTGGCGCATTCCTAGGGATTAGAAACAATCTCAACGGCCCAAGTGTAGTTGCCGGCTTCTCGGCCGCGGTAGGCACGTCCAACTCTTACGTTCAGCTATTTGTCGCAGAAAATTCTGGAGCGCCCTATCGCGCGCTGGCAAACGGACCGGGCGTTCTCACGACCTATGACAATAGCGACGTGCACAACTGGGGAACCACAGCCGGCGTGTTTAAGGCCTCGCTGGGCACCTCGGGCCTCTCGATCGCGGGCACCAACCTCAACGTCAACAACCTGTTCATGCAGGGCGATGGATCGCACGCCTATATCAGGACGGGAAATTCAGGTTTTCTGTATCTCGGAAGCGACAACGTAAATCGCTTCGTCGTCACTTCCGGAGCCTTCGCGCCGGTAACCGACAACGTCTATTCGATCTGCTCGGCAGCGACACGATCGACGGTCGTCTATTCGATGACCGGCGCGATCAACACGTCGGACGAGCGCGAAAAGCACTGGCTCGGCGAGATCGGGCCGGCGCACATCGCGGCCGCGCGCGAGATCCTGGCAATGGCGGGCTTCTATCAGTGGCTCACCGAGCGCGCCGCAAAGGGCGAGGACGTCGCGCGGATCCATTTCGGGTGGCGCGCCCAGGCAGTGATCCGCATCTTCATGAAGCATGGGCTCGAGCTGCAGCAGGATCTCGATCTGCAGGCGGACATCTTCGCCAATGACAATGCACGGCCGACCTTCCGCCATGCCTTCCTGTGCTTCGACAGCTGGGACGAGACGCGCGAGCCGGTCAAGGAACTCCGCATGGTGCCGGTGGAGGTCCAGACGCCGAGCGCGATCCTCGGGCCCGATGGAAAGCCGGTCAGCAAGACGACGATCGTCGAGGTCGAGCAGCTCGTCGACACCGGCGAGACCCGCGTGACGGCGCCGGCCGGCAACCGGTTCGGCTTCCGCATCGACGGCCTGCTCGCCTTCCTCCTTGCCGCCCACAGTGCAGATTTCGAGACCTATCGCACCGCGACCGACGCGCGCTTCGCCTCCATCGAGGAGCAGCTGCTCGCCGCCTGACCAGGCGCAACCATCGCTGAATTTTCCAGGGCCCTCCGGGGCCCTTTTTCTTTGGGAGAAAGACCATGGCGTCGAAGACGTACAAGCCCATCAAGGTGCGCCCGGATCAGTGGCTCGACCTCGTCGCCGAAGCGACCAGCCAAAACACCGAGAGCCTGGCCGGCAAGGATCTGCAGTTCCAGCTGCGCGGCGGTACCAGCGGTCAGATCGTGTTCGGCGGCGCCACCGCGCCCTCGGGTGTCAATGACGGCCTGGTGCTCAACCCGGGCCAGCCCGTGAACGGGAGCGCCGTCGATCGCGTCTGGGTGAAGGCCGCCGGCCTCGTCGTTCCGCACGAGGACTGAGCAATGGGCCTGAACAACGCGCTGAACCCGCAGCAAGGCGGGAAGGTGAAGGCGCGCACCCTCCTCGTCTCCGGTACCGCGACCGGCGTCATCGCCAATGTGCTGAAATATCTTCCCCAGGGCGCGACTTGGACGAAGAGCTCGGGCCTCGCCGGCGTCACGATCGCCAGCAACGGCGATGCGTCGGTCGCCGCGGCGATCGGCGTCGGCGTCAGCGTGACCGGCGTCGTCGCCGGCAGCTATACCGATGCGGCCAGCAAGGTGCAGACGGCGAGCTATACGCTCACTCTCACCGGCGCCGCAGTTGCGCCCGCGGCGCCATCAGTGACCCTGACGCCCGGGAATGGATCGGTCTCGATCGCCTATGTGAACGGCGCCACCGGCGGGGCCGCGATCACGTCCAATCGAATCTACGCGAAGACTTCAGCCGGCGTAACTCTGGTCGACTACGTCGCCACGGACAGTGACGGCTCCCCCTATGAGCTGGCCTGGCCCAATGGTGATGACGTCTTCATCTGTGTGACGGCGGTCAATGCGGCAGGGCTGGAGAGCCCGCTGTCGGTCGAACGCAGCGCTACGCCCACGACTTCCTTCACGAAGGAAACGTTGACGATCGTCACCGAGTGGGGGGGCTCTTCGTCGATTGCCGGCGAAAACAAGTCCAGCACCCTCAATGTGGACGGCAATCCGGTCCCGGTCGAGATTGTCGGAAAGGCCATGCAGGACTTCGCCATGGCCCAATTTGCGGCCGGCTCGGTCGCCTTCGTCACTCGGGCCTCGACCGGCAAGAACTCGAACCAGGTTGCCACTCAGTTCGACGCAGCCTTGGGCACCATCGGCGGTAGGCTGGTGATCAGCCAGTTCGGCGGAAACCACATCCTCGACACGCCCTCCCCGACCGAGTTCGGCATGTTCACCCTCGCCAATGGCATGTACGACAATCTCATCGCGTCCGGTGTCGGGGCTATCCTGGCTTGGACTGCCTTCGTCACCAGCTCCAACAGTCACACAGCCATCTACAAGCATGCCGCCCGCATGCGGAAGAAGTTCAAGGCGCTTGGCGGCGCCTATGGCGTCATCAACATGAATGAGACGCTGATGAAGTGGACCGGCTCCGGCGTCGGCCCTGGCCTTGAGCGGACGTCCACCGATGCAACGCTGCAGTGGCGAAAGTCGCGCCCGAACACCTTCGTCGAAAATCCGGTCAACGTTCACAACACATCGCTCGGTCACAAGTATCTGGCCGAAACCGACGCTGTTCCGGTCATCGGCGCCCACAATGGCGGGCCGGTGAAGGTCGCCGATAACGACTATTATGGCAAGGTGACGGGGCCGGCGCAGAAGGTCTGCAACCTCAATTATTTCGGCACGCTCACCGGGCAATCGTTCAGCGTCGATAACGCCGCTTTCACTCTCGTCCCCAACGGTTCGGTGCTCGAGCTGTGGCTGACAGGGGCCGCGCCTGGGCGTGCCTGGCTGCCCATCAACATCACGGCCACCAAGGTTCCTTATGCTCCGCGCGTCAGCGAGATCCACGTCTCGGTAAGCGCTCGTGCCGCCAACGATAATGCCGTCGTCCGCTTCGATGGGCGCGCCGGCCTGGCGGCGGTCAATGGCTTCTGGACCGCCGCCTCGCGCAAGTTCACGCTGTTTTTCGCCGGCGCCTTCCGGGAGTACACGCCGGGCGCGAATCCTGACCAGCCCGTCACCAGCGCGGATAACAATGCCCAGTCGATCATCAACACGACTGGCGGCGGCGGCCTCCAGATCCAGCGTCGTGCAGACGGTGGCTGGCTGATCCTCTGCACTGACAGCGGGGGATCGACGCGGGCCTTCACCGTCACCAGCACGGGCTCCCACCGGATCAACCATGGCCTCCGCGGCTTGGCCGTCTGCTTCGATGGCGATGCCGGCATCTTCAAGGTCGTTTGCACTGCCGGCTACGACTTGAGCGGCAATTTCTATGCACAGACGGTCTTCAACGGCAGCGCCAGCAATGTCCCCGGGAATGGCACCGCCAATATCACCGCGACCGAAATGCGGTTGTTCGTCAACTCGCTCTTCGGCAGCAGCTCATCTACGACGCGGGAAGACTTCTTCCAGGGCGACAAGCACATGCTCTGGGGCGCCGATGAGTATCTCGACATGGCGGATCCTGCTGTCCTCGGGCAATTCTATGAGCCCGGCACACACGGCGTAACCGACCGGCAGCGCGTCAAAAGTCTCGGCGCCACCGGCGTCGTCAACGGTGTTACGCCCGAGCTCTATTTGCCGGGCGATGCTGCCGAGCTGCTGCAGGCCTCTACGGTGGCGTTTGATGACGCCGTTGCCGGCTTCAACACCGGAAAGAACCACGGGACCGGCGGCGATCTGTTCCCCAGTCTGTGGGGCACCGTCACGACGATCGCGGCTTAACTTGCCTCCCCTCCCTCGACGAAAGATCCAGCCATGCGCATCGACCCTATCGGGGCGGGTAAGACCGTCGCCGACGGCCTCGCCGTGACCACACTCCTCGCCTCCCTCGTGAACCTGCTGCCGGCGATCGCCGCCATGCTCACGATCATCTGGACCATGATCCGCATCTACGAAACCAAGACGGTGCAGGCCCTTCTCGGCATGACGCGCAACGAGCGCGCCGATCGCGAGGATGCCGGCGATGAGTGATCCCATGGCCAGCCTCGCCGGAATGCGCGCCGTCCGGCCGGGCAAGCTCACCCTCACCAGCGTCGTCGGCGCCGGCGCGGCTGCGCTGCTGATGACCATGGTCCCGGCCGAGGAGAGCGGCCGCAAGGTCGCGGTGACGATCGCCAAGGACGGATCCGCGACGGTCCAGCATGTCAGCGGCCCCCAATATCTGAAGGCCTATCTCGATGCCGTTGGGGTGGCGACCGCTTGCGACGGCATCACCAAGGGCGTGAAGATGGGCCAGCACTACACCGAGGCGCAGTGCGCATCGATGCTCGAGCAGGAGCTGATCGTACATGCGCAGGGCGTCCAGCGCTGCACGCCCGGGATCTGGGCCACCGGCCTCGACAGGCTGCGCGTCGCCGCGGTGTCGATGGCCTACAATATCGGCATCGCCGGCTATTGCGGATCCACGACGGCCCGCTTGTTCAAGGCCGGCCGCTATGGTGAGGGCTGCCTCGCCATGACGATGTGGGTGAAGGCTGGCGGCAAGGTATTGCCCGGCCTGGTCGGCCGGCGCCGGCGCGAACGCGCCCTCTGTCTCGAGAGCGTGTCGTGAACCTTCAGCTCGCCGCAGGCGGTACGCTCGGTGCGATCGCGCTTGCCGTCGCATCCTTCTTCTACGGCCAAGGGGTCGGCGAAGCCCGATGTGTCGCCCAACAAGCCGCCCAGGCGCGGCGCCTGCAGGCCAAGGCCGAGGGCATGATCGTCGATGCGCAGCGCGTTCAGGCGCAGCTCGTCCGGATCGAGACCGGCCGGCGCGCCGCCATGAGGGAGATCAACCGTGAGGTTCCGAAAATCATTGTTCGTCCTGGCTATGCCGTGCCTTGTATTGATGCTGACGGCGTGCAGCTCCTCGAGCGTGCGGTCGCCGTCGCGAACGGCCGGGGAGACGCCGGCGGCGGAGCTGATGGAGGATCCGGCGACGTTCACAAGGCCGCCGGTGAGGCGCAATAAGGATACCGGCAAGCCCGAAATGGCCGGCGCCGAGGCCCTGCCCTGGGCCATCGAGACGCTCGATATCGGCGGCGAGATCCGCGGGCGCTACATCCGCCTGCAGGCGTGGGTGCGCAAGATCCTCGGCGAAAGGCCCGCCGCTCCGGACTCCCGCTGACGCTTTAGCTCGGCTAGGCTCAAATCATGGATCTCGAGCAAGCTCTCACCCAGATCGACGCGGCGGTGGAACGCTCAAGCCAGAAGATGGGCGCCAACGAGGAAACGTTGCAGGCCCTTCGCTTTCTATGGCGCCACAACGATAAGCCGGATTTTCGTGATGCTCTGACCTGGTTCAAGGACAGCCTCGACGGATCCAACTACATCGGGCGCTTCCAGAACGCGAACGCGAGCCGAAACCGCATCCGTTTCCTGCTCGGTCGACGGCCGAAATAGGCTCGATGCGGGGGTATCGGTGGGGGTATCAAGCCCCGGCCGACCGCAGAAAAGCAGGCCCATGACGGAGGGAGTGTCCGTCTCCTTTGTCCGAAAGACACCGCATCTTTCGGACAAAGGCACATAGTTTAGTGTGCGACGGGTCGATCGTTGTAGTCCTTCATCTTTCCCGCCAGATCACGAATGATATAGGTCAGCACATCCGCCGGCACCTGTTCGAGCGAGGGCCAAGGCATGGTCTGCTCCATCGAGTTTGTTTGCGGCCCCCTCGAAACAGATGTCGACACGGTCAGACCGTGAGGCTCGACCACGATCGACACCTTCACATCGCCGGCATCGCTGATGTCTTTTGCCAACTGCGCGGCCGCTGCCAGATCCTGAAATTGCATGGTGATTCCCCTCTGTTAAACATGAGGAAGCAAGCCTTGGCCGGTCGAGGAGTCAACCGGCAAAAAGGCGGTCCATGGCGGCGCTCGTTTCCTCGATCCAGCGCACCAGCTCGCGCGATCGCGCGACGTCCGGCCAGGGCATGAACAGAATGCTGCCGTAGAGACCGCCCGGCCGCAGCATCGATGCGCGGCCGATGACGCCATCCGGATTGTCCGAGAGCTCGAAGGCCTTCGGGAAGGCTGACAGCTGCAGCGCGAGATCCGCCGCCTCGGCGAAATTTCTGTTCCGATCCACGAGTTCCCCCAATCGAGCAGCCGCAGCGCCAACGGCGCCGGCGACTACGATCCCCGCAGATCCAGCCAATTAGAGGCGTTTATCATGCTCACCAACCAGGCGGTCAAGGCCGCGCGGCCGCGCGCGGCCGCGTATAAGATGTTCGACGAGCGCGGCCTCTTCTTGTTTGTCGCCCCCAGCGGCCTGCGCGCCTGGCGCATGAAGTATCGCTTCAAGAAGCGGGAGAAGCTGCTCTCAATCGGCCATTATCCCGTGCTCGACCTGGGCGAAGCCCGGGCCCGGGCGGAAGAGGCTCGGATGCTCCTTGAGCGCGGGTTGGATCCCTCCTCCGAGCGCCAGTCGAGCAGCTCGGCCGACCATTTCGAGACGATCGCGCGCGCCTGGTTCGAGGCGCGCAAGGACCGCTGGTCGGCGGTGCACGCCGGCGACGTCATCACCAGTCTCGAGCGGGACATTTTTCCGGCCCTGGGCAACAAGCCTATAACGTCGATCGAGCCGACGGACGTGCTCGAGCTCATCCAGTCGATGGAAGATCGCGGCGTCCACGAGACCGCGCGGCGCGTGCGCCAGCGGATCGACGGCGTCTTCCAGTATGCGATCGTGCGCAAGCTGTGCTCGAGCAACCCGGCCGCGGCGATCTCGGCCGAGCTGCGGCCGGCGCCGATCGGCGTGCAACATCATGCTGCGCTCCTTAATCTCGACGACGTGCGCGCGCTCCTCGCGGCGGCCGAGCTGGTCGAAGTCGCGCCGATCGTCAAACAGGCATCGCGCTTTCTGGCGCTGACCGGCGTCCGGATCGGCACGCTGCGCCTCATGTCCTGGCGCGAGGTCGAGGATCTCGACGGACCGGCGCCACTGTGGCGGATCCCGGCCAGCCACATGAAGCTGACCAAGGCGAAGAAGGCCGACCGGGCCAATGACCATCTGGTCCCGCTGGCGCCGGCCGCCGCCGACATCCTCCGCCAGATCCGGAAGAATGGGTGTGATGCCCATTCTTTTGTGTTCCCGATCGCCGGCGGCGCGATTAGCGATCTCTACAAGCGCGCCGGCTTCGGCGGCCGGCATGTGCCGCATGGCTGGCGTGCCAGCTTCTCGACCATCCTCAACGATCAGCGCCCGGAAGATTCGGCGCTGATTGATATGGCCCTCGCGCACGCCGGCAAGCGTGACAAGGTCGAGGCCGCCTACAATCGCTCCGAGCAACTCGCTCGACGGCGCGACTTGTTCTGCCGCTGGGCAGAAATCCTTCAAATTTGAGGAGCAGCGAGCGGGAGAGATCAGCTGCGCCTGACAGCTGTAGACCAAGGGACGGAAAGCCTCGACAGGTGGGAGTCTGTCGTCTCGCCCAGCTCGCAAGTCCGGCTTTAGCCAGCCGTGATTAAAAACAGGTCAAAATTTGGAATTCTTTCTGCCCGGCCTGGAGGCCGGAGCGGGGGATCCGGGGGGCAACCCGGAGAGCCAACGAGAAGCGAGCTCGTCACGACACAGCAGGCCTAGCTGGGCCGCCCCGCACCCGCGCTACGGGCGGGGCTCCTTTGGATCACCAATCGTTATGGAAACGTTGAATTTCGTACAGAATGTTCGTCCGGTTGCCCCCTATATCGGCGGCAAGCGCAATCTTGCGCGCCGCCTCGTCGGCATGATCGACGAGATCGAATGCACCACCTATGCCGAGCCGTTTGTGGGCATGGGCGGGATTTTCCTGCGTCGATCGCGCCGGCCGCGCGCCGAGGTCATCAATGACATCAGCGAAGATGTGACGACCTTTTTCCGGATCCTTCAGCACCACTATGTGGCGTTCATGGATATGCTTCGCTTCCAGCTCACGACGCGCGCAAATTTCGAGCGGTTGATGAAGACGGACCCGTCCACGCTGACCGATCTGCAGCGCGCAGCGCGCTTCCTTTATCTGCAGCGGCTCGCGTTCGGCGGAAAGGTCGCCGGCCGGACCTTTGGCATCGATCCGCGATCGCCGGCGCGCTTCGACGTCACCAAGCTGGGCCCGATGCTCGAGGAGCTGCACGAGCGCCTTGCCGGCGTGATGATCGAGCGCCTGCCGTTCGACCAGTTCATCGCGCGCTATGATCGGCCGGGCACCCTGTTCTACCTCGACCCGCCCTATTGGGACTGCGAGGGCGATTATGGCGCCGGCGTCTTCAGCCAGGCCGACTTCGCGCGCCTGGCCGAGCAGCTCGGCGCGGCCGCGGGGAAATTTATCCTCTCGATCAATGACACGGCCGGCGCGCGGGAAGTTTTCGCGCGGTTCAATCTCCAGCCGGTCCCGACGACCTACACCGTCGGCGGCAAGGCCAAGCCGGTAGGCGAGCTCATCATCACGAATTTCGCCGCCTAGGGCGTCGATTTGTCCACCCTCGCCGCCCTCACCGCCGGCGCGAGGGTGGCACGGACCTTGCCGGGTATCCCCTCGGATACCCCGGACCGGCCACGCCGGGCCGGCCCCGCCGGTGCGTCCGGGGGGATGAGTGCGCCGATCCGGCCTCTCAGGTGTGTCGGGGTTCCGCTAACCGGGCCCCGCGCGCAGCGCGGGGTGGCGTCTCGCGATAGCGAGCCCTTTTATTCTTTCCCTTCCGAGGGATAGTGTCGGTTTTTTAGACCCACGCTCATCCCGCTTTCGAGGGGGCTCTGACGGGCCTCGCTCCGAGCAAGAATGGCAGGCTCCATGCGGTCAAATGCGGCCTGTGTGGCGGCATCGAGCGAAGGAAGCGCTGGAGCGGCCGCGGCCTTCAGAGCCCTCACAGCGCGCCCCAGGCGGGCGATACGGCCTAGGTTTCGGTCGAGGGCCTTGCGGAACCTGTCCTTGCCCCACGCATCCATCTCGCGCTCGCATCCGAAGTGATAGGCGTTCGAGGTCTGCTCGCGCTGCGGGCCCATCTCGCCTGCCGTTTCCGCGACCACGGTGCGCCTGACCCAATCGACGAATTTCCAATGCTTCAGCCGCTTGAGCGATTCAGCCACTGTCGCGCGGCAGACGCCGGCAGTCTCGGCGATCTTCTCATAGCGCGGGTACAGTTCTCCCGTCGAATAGCGGACGAAGGAGAGCAGCGCCTTCAGCACGTTGAGGTCGATCCGGCGCAGCCTATGCTCGCCCGCATAGTCCTCATCCCAATGGCGCTTGATCCACATCTCCAGCAGCTCAAGCTTCGCGGCGCGCCAGGCGCGCCCCTGTGCGTGGCTGCCATCGCAGATTCGGCGCCATACATCCGCGCGCGGATCGCTGACGTCGTAGCTGTTTCGCCTGGGGACGTTCGTCCGGTCGGGATTGCGATAGCCGACATAGGAGAAGGCGAGATCGCCGAAGGAGCGCGTCGTCATGCGCGCCCTCCCATTGCTATCGTCGAGGCATGTGCAGCAGCTCGGCCGGCGCCGGCATGTCCTCCAACAATAAGTCCGCCCATTCTTGCGCGAGCTCGCGCCGTCGATCCATATAGGCGGCGCGGTTGTAGATCGGCTCGACCCCGTCCTGCTGATGCGCAAGCATGAGGTCGATGACGACGCGATCGCCAGGGTTCTTGGCCTGCATGGCGCGCTCGTTCATGATCGTCGAGAAGCTCGATCGCCAGCCATGCGGGACATGGAGGCCCTGATAGCCATTGTCCCGATAGAGCTTCGACACTGTAGAGTCGCTGATCGGCTGTCGCCTCGTCTTGATGCTCGGAAACACATAGGCGCCTCGCCCGGATACAGTTCGAACGCACTCCAGCAGCTCGATCGCCTGTCGCGCCAGCGGTACCAGATGATCGAACTGCTCGAGCTCTTTGCGCTCCTTGGTGAGCTTCATTCGCTCGGCCGGGATGAGCCAGATCTGCTCGGCGGGGTCGATCGCGTCGATCTCCCGCCAGGGCAGCAACTGCACAACGCCCGGGCGCATCGCGGTCAGGGCGAGCAGGCGAGAGCAGAACTTCGTCAGCGGATGCGCCGGCGCGGCTTCGACCTTCCGCAGCATGTCGCGCACGGCCTCCAGCTCGGTGACCGCGGGCCACCGCCGCGCGCTCTTCGGCTTCAGCGCGGCTTTGACGTTGCCGGGATTGACCAGCTCGTAGCCAAGCGCCTCGGCGAAGTCGAAAACCTCCTCGATCTTCTTGCGCGCCCGATGCGTCGTCTCCCGCAGGCCCAGCCTCTCGATTGCCTTGAGCCGCTGCGCCACCATCGGCTTCGTGATCTCGGCAAGCATCAGGCTCCCCCAATGCGGGTAGATATGCAGCCGGAAGATACCCTCGACGGACGCCCAATAGCTGTCTGACCAGCCCGGCTTGCGATCCTCGAGAAACGTGTCCCCGATCGCCTTGAACGTCGCCGCCGCGTCGATGCGACGTTGCGCCTTGCTCTGCTTTCGAGCGACCGCCGGGTCGGTGCCGCGCGCGATCAGCCTTCGAGCTTCGTCGCGCGCCTCCCTCGCATCCTGCAACGACATGTCCGGATAAGCGCCCAAAACAAGGCGCTTTTTCTTCCCGTCGTGCCAATAGCCCAAGCGCCAAGAGCGGTGACCGCTGGTCATCACCAGCAGATACATCCCCTTCTCGTCGGCGAGCCGATAATCCTTGTCCTTGGCGGTCGCCTTCCTGCAGGCTAAGTCCGTCAACAT